GACCCGGAAACATTCATTGCAAATCATCATCAACTTATGCGTGACGCTCAACGCTACATCGCATCTGTACCTCATTCAGTGCATGGTATAACAACGACTAATTATGGTTTAGACACCTCGGTAAAATCTTCATCAAAAGGTGTACAAAATCCATTACACGCTACGGTAGGTAACCATTTATCCACAGATGGAAAAATGATTGATGGTAACATGAGCGTAGATGAAGTGCTTAAAATACTCAATATAGAAAAAACTCCTGTTGGTAAAGAAAAAGCACGAGAACTCATTGCCGCTTCTAATGAAGCCAATACACCTTTGTTCGCATCAACTATCAAAGACATTTTACTCAGCGGTAAAATTCCTAACATAGATGCTATCAATCTTAATCAATTTACAGATGAAGAAATGATGAGTAAGCCCGAAGAGGAATTGACAGATGAAGAACGCTTCTTCCGCCATGCACGAGAAAATGGTTATCATGATGCAATGAATCATTTCCAACAACAAACTCCTAACAAACAATGGAAAGGGCATCACTCTCACGCTGTACCTCGTTATATGGCTATGAAACTTAACCCTCAACAATTTGAAATGTCAATGCTTTCGGCTGGTATAGGAGCGATAAGTGGGGATGTACACAATGCAAAAGGATTCGGAAGTAAATCATTGGCTCGCACAACGCACACAACGAAAAACCATCTTGATACCATCGTTCACTTTGACCCTCGTGTTATGGATGATGAAGAAGGTATCTTTACTCCGGGTGAAGAAATCTCACAAACGGCAGGTTTTGGACAACGACCTGTAGGTGCGGCTACACCTGCTAACACTGCTTTGACTGACCATTTTGACAGTGGTGCATGGCATCACGGATATGAATTAACACCAACGGTTGGTGCTGAGTTTGACGCTGAGGGAAATATATTCGCAGGTTCAAATGTTAGTACAGGATTGTATCACAGTGTACCTCAAGAACTCACTGAGATGGTACATGGAAAAGAAATAGCGAATCAAGTGTACACAAACGCTCCACCACCAATGAATCCTTCCAACGCTCACCAAAGTATGAATCTTGAATCGGCTGACACAGCGAGTGATAATATGTACACCGTAGCGGCCAGTGAGATGACTGAACTTATCACATCACTTCTTGACCCCGATATTATACTTACAAAGAGCGATGATGCAAAGTGGAGTCCACCTGTTCGTCCTATGCACCGTATCTTTGAGATGAGTGACTTAGAACATCTGCGTGGTTTCAGCGGTTCATGGGTAGTAAGTAAGTGGTACGATGGAAAGCGTCTTGTTATTGTGAATAAAGATGAAGAGATTACAGCGTATGATGAAGGCGGTAGAAAGAAAGGTCTTCGTAAAGCCACGAAAGAGGCTCTTGAAAAGATGAACAATAAGAATTATACGCTTGACGCTATACTTGGTGAAGAGGAATTACACATCATTGACATTATCAACTACGATGATAACAATGTGGCTGAAATGCAGATGTTTGAGCGATTGAAGATATTACGCTCACAGTTTGACAGTCAAGAACATGTTATTGTTCCCGGCCCGCACGATACTCGCATGACAGATGATGAGGGACTGGAAGAGGCTGTAAAGAATCTCAAAGAAGACCACGATAACATTCTCCTTCGTGATAACAAATCAACATACATGCGTGGAGAACGCCGCCATCCTAAGTGGGTGTTGTATCGTGATACTCGTGATTTCAACTTCATAGTCCTTGACCGAAGAGGCAAAGGCCCATACACATACCAACTCGGTGCTGGCCCCATTCTTGAGATAGAAGGACTTGGAAACCGAGCAGTAGAGCATAAAGGAGAATACTACATGGATGTAGGTACTGCACACAATCAAAAGAAGGTCTTCAAGGTTGGAGATGTTGTTCGTGCATCCATTACAGGTATTTCAAAGAAGAACCGCAAAAATCGCCCCGTGTACAATGTACAGTTCAAAGAATTGGAAGGAGAGGGCGAAGGCGAAGGTGCGGCCAGTACAGAATCTCTTGACCTCATGACTAAATCATTCCCTCCTATTCTTATTCCACACGACATAGAAATTGGTGATAATGAACTTCAAATTGTGTTGAAGGGTATTGATACAGTGGTGTATAAAATGGAGGAATTGAACGATACTTGGGTATTACATTCTCCTACAAGCACTATGGGTGTTCTAACTAAAACTGATTATCCAGTAATCCTTTCCGAAAGTCTAATGCCGTTTTGGTCATCTGTAGCACCATTGTTGGTAAAGGGATACTTACAGAAAGCAACAGAAGTGGATATGCCTAAGAAGCCCACAGATGAGCAGATGGAAGAAGGTAGTGCTGGTATTCTTGAAGAGGATGATGATGAAAGATTGTTAAAACCTAATGAAACGAAGAAAGCGTTGGAGATTATTACACGAGCGTTAGACAAAATATCCAAAGAGAAAATGACATGGACTGGCCCTAAAGGATTAGGAATAGATGTAGGTACGCCTCAAGATTCGCCTCGTGGCCCTACACAACTTCGCAATGAGTCCACTCTACCCGATTTTGACGGTGAAAAGAAAATTACCGATGAAACAAAAGAGAAGAAAAAGGAGAGACTGAATCACATTCAAGTACAAACTGATGAGGGTGAAAATTTGTCTATAGACTACGACAATGACCAGCCTTTGTTATCCCGCTCTTAACGAGCAGTATAAATACCATAAGAGTCAGTCGGAAGGTTAATGCTAAGTATTCAGCGACCCAGTGACGGTATCACTCTTCTAAAGAGTGGTAACGATTTGGTGGTTGCTGGCTACGCATCGGTTGAACTTGTTGACAAGCAAGGCGACCTTATTACTCGTGGTGCTTTGAGTGACGCTTTTGACGGCTTCATGAAGGGCGACAAATACCGAAATGTGCAACTGGCTCACTCCAACATACAAGTTGGAGAAGTAATTGACAGTTACATAGATTCCAATGGACGAATGTGGAAATCCGAATGTGATGACACAGGAATGTTCGTTGTAGTACAACTCCGCAATGATATAGAGAAGGCTCGTGAAGTAGCCGCCGAAATCCGCAAGGGCAACCTTCGTGGATTCAGTATTGGAGGACAAGCATTCAAGCGAGTCCGTAAATCCGATATGGAAAAAGGTGACTACCAAGAGATTTCAAAAATGGAATTGCATGAGGTAACGATTTGTGAAAAGGGGATTAACCCCGAAGCACAATTCCGAATTTTGAAGGAGGATACCACTATGACAAACGAAAACAGTGATTTGACAGGAATTATGTCACGCCTTGAAGCCCGATTGGACGCTATGGAAAAAGGGGAACTACCTCCTGCTCTTAAAGAGTCTATGAAAGACAGCAAGGCTGATGAAGAAAAGAAACCCGAAAAAGAAGAAGGTGACGAAATGAAAGATGAAAAGAAAGAAAACCCCTTTGCAAAGGGAGAATACAGCGATGTTATTTCATCGGAATACTTGAGTTGGATGGAAAACACTCTCAAGTCTGCCGGTGTTGATACTTTCGCCGCTCGTGACCACTTTGACGCTCTTGAAAAGGCACAACTTGGTGGCTTTGATAACCCCGATGCCGTGGACGGTGCTGATTACTTCGGTGGTCAAGTTCGTGGCCGTGGACAAGAAAATGGCTCGCCTTCTACAAACGCTATCAGCGCAATTACCGCCTCCGGTGGTAAAACTCCTGCTGGTGCAATGGGGCCAGCCTCATTGTCCAAAGGATACCTTAACAGTGAAAATGTGAGCGATGCTGATATTGAAGCCGCTTACGAAGTTTACAAGGCCGCCGCTTCGGAACAAACTTTCCGAAACGACCTTGAAGGACATTTCGCTTCCCGCTTCAACAATGAAATGATTGTTGCAAAATCACAGGCTGAAAAAGCCGCCTTTGACGCACGAGAACCACTTTCGGAAATCGTGAAGTCCATTGAGCAACTTTCGGAGCGCATTGACAACATTGGTACTGGAACTTCTTCCACTATCCAAAAGTCAGTCTCCACCGTTGATGTCCCTTCCACGCAAGACCTCGCCAACATGGGTTGGGATGAGGTTCATTCGCTTGCACAGCGAACCTTGCGAGGGGCTTGAAAATAAAAAAGAAATGAGGTGAATTATTATGGCACGAGATTATATTAGAAACATTACAGACATGGAACGATACTACTATGGCGCAGGAAACGCTATGGGTTACTCCTACTCCGGTAGCGAGTTGCTCAAGGCTGATGCACCTATGCTATCAACCACTGCTGGTACATACCAAGCAATCTACGGACGCAAAGTTTGGAGTCAGTTGAACCAAGAGTTCAACGCCTTCTCCATTCTACCAAAGCGACCGTGGGAGCGCAGTGGATGGCGAGTTATCACCGAGCGTCCTTCTTTCGCAGTCGGCGGCGGTGTTGCAGAAAACGCAACTCTCCCCGACACCACCAAGCCTACCTTCCAACACATTGCCGCAAAGCCAAAGACTGTTGTACACACCTTTGACATGAGCGAAACCGCAATGTTCCTTTCCGACAAAGATGACGGACTTGGCGACATTCGTGCAATCCTTAAGGAAGAAATGGGTAAGCACCACGCAGAACACATCAACAAGATGCTCACTGTTGACAAGGCTACAGTTGCCGGAAACGACTTTGAATCTCTTGACCGTGTTACCACTGGTGCCTCCGCTGGCTCCGCAGAAGACATGTACAGCATTGACCGAAGTGCAAACTCTTGGTCACTTGCAGAGCATGACGAAAACTCCGGTACTGACCGAAACCTTTCACTTGACCATTTGGACACTTTGTTCCAAAAGACATGGACTCGTGGTGGAAATCCAAAGGTCATCCTAACTGGATACGACACTTTGATGCGCCTTCAACAACTCCTACAATCCCAACAACGATTTATGGAAGAGAAGCGTGTTACACCTACCTACAACGGTGTTAAAGGTGTTCCCGGTCTTGAAGCAGGATTCATTGTTGCAACATACAATGGTGTCCCAATCATCCCATCTAAGGACATAGTAACGGACACATTGAGCCGTATGTACTTCCTTGACACTGATTACTTGTACTTTAGTACAGCAATTCCAACCCAATACTTTGAGAGCGGTATTGAAACTGGCGACCCGTTCGCTATCAACCGCCTCGGACAAGAAGGAATGTACCGTACTATGGGTGAACTATGGACGACTTTCTTCGGCGGTCACGGCTCTATCCGTGACCTCAAGTGAGGGTTGCAAAACAAAAAAAATATGGATGTGTAATATATGACGACAGAGACAAAGACACAAAAAGGCTTGACTATATCATTTGATGATGGTGATTTCTCCACTGGAACCGTATCGGTTCTTTTGGACTTGGATATGCGAACTGGAACACCAGTTGACGAAACTGCTTGGTTAGACGGTAACGCTGGTGGTTCATACCCCGGTACCCTTACTGGATTCACCGCACAGAATACTGACGGTAATGCCGCTGGTAGTATGCGCTTGGTGACCATTGGGTTCACGCTCGCTGATGCGGCTGAACAAGTATTGGTTATTACGGCAGGTGCTTCAAAACTTATTGGAGTTCTTGGTACCACTTTCGCAGTGGCCGACAAGACCCTATCTGCAACCTTTACCAACACTGGTGCGGCTCCTGCCGCTAAGACTGGTGCCGCTCTACCTGCAATCGTCCTTCACGGCGAGGCTGGCGGTGCTGGAACAGTGACCGTAATGATGCTTAACTGAGTGTGATTTAGATGCCTAAAGTGACCTTTACTGGGCCATTCTATGAAAGGCGGCGAAGAGATTCTCCGACTTCATGGATTCGTGGACAAGTAAACGAAGTCACTCAAGCGTGGCTGGACGAGTGGCGACATACGCTACCCGCAAAGCACTTCAAAATTGAAGAGGATGAAGGAGTCACCGTTGATGGTGACAATGACGGAATCCCCGACAACGGTTGGTCACGAAAGGACATCCTTAAGTGGTTGACCGACAACGGAGTAAGCAAGGGCAGTGGTTATCTTACGAAAACCGCCGCTCTCGCTCTTGTAAAAGGGCATCTAAACACAAAAAATGAATAAGGTGAAAAATTATGGCGGCAAGTACAAGCACAATAGACCCACGACCAACCGTTTTCGGTGACAGAATGATTATTACTGGTAGTTATACTGCTGGTGACACAGGAACTCTTACCATTGATTTGAGTTCATTCCTTTCGGAGATTGACTTCGCAGGAGCAAACTCAAGCGGTGATTTGGCGGCGACAACAATCACTGACACAGGGGCTTCACCCGCCGCTGTCCAACTGGTAAACTTTCACCCCGATGTACGAATTGACGGAACATCCATTAAGATTGCTCAAGGATTGGTCGCATACCCCGGACAGGCTGGAACATTTATCGCAATTGGTCGTCGCTCTTGAGGTGACGACTTATGGCGGCACTAACCAAGATTGGCGTAAAAATGCTCGGCCCTTTCTCCCCAAAGGAGTTTAGTGACACGGCAACTTTGCAAGGGGCCATTCAAACGGCTATCCATGCAATTGCTGATTCAAGCAGTACGAGTTCTGTAATAGACAGCGAAGTGTTCCCTGTTCTTGGGAATTACTTCGTCATGGTAACCTATCAACTCGCATGAGGTGAGTTGGTATGGGGTTTGATGTTAGGAACATTGACTTAAGCGATATTACTCGTGCTGGTAAGCAAGGTCGCAAGGCTGATTATCAGTACGGTGGTGATGTGGTTTCAAAGCCCGAAAAGCCGCTTGAAGGTGTTACATCTAAACAGCGAAACCGCAATCAAGAAATAGGTGACATCCTTAACATTGGTTCGGGCACTCGTTGTACGCACTGCGGATTCCTTCACTTCATGTGGAGGGCAACCTGTGGTGCTTGTGAAAAGCCTATGGAATATAACTTAGGAAAGCGTGACGAAAAGAAGAGGTTGTAAATATGAAAGTTCTAATCAAAGCAATGAGGCCACACCGACAAAAGGTTCTTACAGAAGATGGCGAAGAAATGCGCCTTCAACAGTGGGCTAACAAAGCGGCCAGTTCTGCACTTCGTGGTGCAGGTGGGGATGCAAACGGTGAGCAATTTACTCAAGCCCGTGACGCTCTCATGCGTGAGGCTGTAGCCAATCCCGACGAACATAACCTCAAGTTCATGGGCGAGCGTATGCCCTTTGATGGGCAAGAATTGGAAGAGTCGCTGAGTGAACCCGATGTTGAGGGTGAGATGCCTCAAACACCCGACTTGTTTGACGAGCAGGGTAAACTCCGTGATGGTATGCCGCCCGAAGAAGAGTTCAACCCCGATAAGGAGGCTGAACACATGAAGCGCATCATGACCTCCCGCCAAGTTCCTATGCGTGATGCTTTAAGTCTATTGAAAAATCTGCAATTTCCTGCTGATGCTGGTAATAGACGGGAGTTCCAACGAATGCCGGGTGAAAAACACGGCCCTAATGACAAGTTTTTCCGATATGGTGAAGACCCTTATGTACCGAAAGGACACGGTGAGAAACCAATGCGGGCAGAAAGACCACATCCCTACAGTCAATTAGGGGCTGATGTAATGGAGGATTATCAACTCATGCAAGAAGAACCCGAAGACAACCAACTTCTCACCCCCGATGAATTAGCGTTTGCTCAATCCATTGCTGAAAATGACGGGCAAATGGCTCCTGCGGCAAGAATGCCAGCACCTACACTACGACAAGGAATGAATCAGTATAATCCACCCATTAAGACCTCCCGCCAAGTTCCTATGCGTGATGCTTGGAGCGTGTTGAAAAATGATTTCTTTAATCCACCGGAAGTTCCATGTGCTAAATGTGGAAAGCCGACTGAACCAATGATGTATTACGGTTCTAATCAAATGGGGCCACAGCACAACACGCTTTGCGAAGAATGCGAAGACAACACAATGATGGAAGACCAGTGAGGGAGGGAAATGTATGCCTGTAGTGTTCAGTCCCGGTGAGCCGGAAACCCGGCCTCTTGACCCTTCTGCTGTTGCATATTGTACCGCCCAACAAGTTGCTGACTTACTGGATATTGGCCCTCAAGAGGCTATCCTTATGAGTGCTGACGCTGACACAGACGCAGTATATCTTACAGGAAATGAATATCGTCAAGTAGGCTTTAGCGTGGGTGACAAGATTCGTGTGTACAGTGACGCTGACCCGTTGGGTGAGGAAGACTTGACCATCACTGCTATCGGCAAAGGTACGAGTAGCAAGGCTGGACATGTCAAAATCACCTTCAGCGGGGCCACATTGACAGCCACAGATTACGAAGTCGCTGATAATGGGTATGTACAGAATCAAGCATCGTTTACCAACGGGCGTGTTCGTGGTATGACCAAAGCAAAGGTGGAGCATGTCATCCTCAAGATGCAAGACCGCATTGACAACATGACACGCAACGCATGGCGACCGTATTTGGTGTCAGCAGAATACATCAACTTTGACACTTACAAGCCATATCGCCGCCGATATTATACAGATTATGTCGGTACAAGCCCTCTTTTGTTCCGAAACATTCAGCAAGTTCTTCGTCTTGAATTATGGCAGGGCGACGATTACCGTGAGATAGGAGCGGCTGAATGCCGCATTAAACTCAACGATGTCACATCCCTTTCATCAGCAAGTATTTACATGTCTCCCGGCAACGGAAGTGTAGCAACACTCGCACAAGGTACAGGTACAGGACAGTGGCGTGACGATTTTGACGCTACTACTGTCGCTCAAAACCTCGCTGACCTCATCAACAAAGAAGACAGGGTGAGCAAAACTGCTGTTGATTTTTCACCATCATTTAAATTAGAAGGTTCTACTGATGATGTAGCAATTCATAACGAGTTCTTTGCATCGTGTAACAGTGACTACGGTACAGGACATATAAAGGTCACATCTATGCGTTCAGTTAAAGCAGGTGAGGTATGTAGTATTGTCACCACATCAAGCGATATTGAACTTGACCAAGTACAGAACAACAGCACCACTTTCACAAGCCTTGACAGCACTACAGTCAATGTAGCATCAACAGAAGGATTCGTAAACGCTGGTGTTGCTATTGATGCAAGCGGCGATGTATTCCGATACACAGGTAAGACGGCTACCTCCTTTACAGGATGCGTGGCTGTTACTGGTAGTTTGGGAGCCATTACGGGTGCAATCACACAGAAGTCTTTCCTCGTTGACCTACAAGGAGGAAGCGGTAGCGGGGATGTAGGTCGGCTTCGTGACTGGTGGATTGATTACGAAATGGGTATCATTTACTTCAACAACTCCTATCCGTTCTTTGAGTGGAACGCTATCAAGGTGGCTTACATCTACGGCGAGCGATATGTTGAGAAAGCCATTGAGGACATCTGCACGAAGATGGTAGCCATTGAATTGCTAATGGCTGACGACCGCTCAGTGCTAATCCCCGAAGGTACGCAGAACATTGACCTCGCCAGCAAGGTACAGTTGTATCAAGCCGAGATTGAGCGTACACTACCAAAGTATGTTGAAATGGTGGTGTTTGAGTGAATGAGCGTGATTTCATCAAGCAGGGTGAAACAATTCATCAGCGTATGATTGATGAGATATTCAAGAAAGACAAGAACATGCAACAACAGTTTCATGAGCAATTTACTTCTCAACCCGCCGCTTTTCGTGAACAGATGGAGCGCATTGAGGCTGGTGCTAAGGGATTCACAATAGAGGACGGTTATCCTATCAGTAATCAAACTGGTGAACCGGCCAGTGAGATTGAATTAAAAATGATTCAAGATGCTACAGATAAAGCCATGTTACGGCAAAATCCCGACCTTGAACGCCATAATATGCGCTATGATAACGGCTTTTTCATCCCTATTGACTTTAAGAAAATCATTGAGAAGGAGGGGTTGTGATGGTAGCAACATGGACTGAGGGGTTGGATGTAATCATCAACCTGTTTCAAACTGACTGGAACCGTGGAAACACCAGTAATTACCGTCCCGTAGTCATTGATATTGCAGACACAACCGCTGAAAAAGGAAAGCGTCTTGACTTGGATAAACATGATTATGTGATGGTTTATGAGACAGCCCACAACGAAGAAGCACCGGAACTATTTTACGACTTTGTAACGACACGCATAAATATCACGGTTGATGTCCGTACAACTAAGGGGCGCAAGCATTTACAAGCCCTTGAGAATGAAATTCGGAGGGTGATACATACAAAGAGAAAAGGCGACGGTACAAACTTTGACCGACTGGTATTCAAAACCCGTACCGATTTAAGTGACCGAAGCAAATTTCTCTTTCGTATGACCTTTCAAATTGAAGTCGTAATACTTGCAGAACTAATTCCATAAGGTGAAAAAATATGCCATCAACAGTGTACAAGGGTGACTTAGCAGAAGTTTCATTTGCCCCCGAAACGGGATTAAAAATCAGAATTGGAACGGGAGCCGCTGAGGATGTTGGATTGACTATTGCTACTACAGCGGGTGATGATTTTACACTCTTGACATTCAAGGCTGAAATAAACACTACCTTATTCACAGCAGGTGCCCACAAATTGAAGTTTCCAAAGAACATGCTTGTTGGCTCGCAACTGGTCTTTACCGCTTCCGGTGGAGCCAATGCTGATGACATAGACACTGTGGACTTGGCTGATACAGGGAACGGCGGTCGTGTGTTTACTATTGTAGAAAATAGTGAAACTACAATGAAAATCTCCCCTCCTATGCTCACACCCGATATTGCTACAGTTGGGCCGGGAAATGTACTACAAATTCTCCCTTACAAAACTCCACCTATGGATGTTGGAATGTCGGCAGGTGCCGCAACGGAGTCGGTGCATACTGACCAATTTCTCGGTATCACCAGTGCCCTTACACTTCCCGAAACAAAGGTAGATTTGAAGCGATTTCATGTTGTCGGTCTTGGCCGAGATGTAAGCGTACAAGTTCCCGGCAAATTGACCAACGAGGGTGGTTCATTTGAGGTCGCTATGCACTCCGCTCGTTGGCTCAAATACTGTCTCGGACACGAGTTGATTAACTCACCTAACGGCGGTAGTGTCGCTACAACTCTTTCATCTGCTAC